AGAGCAACACGAGATGTGTATGAAATAACAATGATACCAGAGGGGGAATTATATTGGACATATAAAGATCCTGAAAGTGGCAAAATAATTTATACACAAGGTGTTCCTGCGGGCAAACAAGTTTATTTAGCATATAAATCAACTGCAAAAAAAGCTTCAAAAATATTCAAAGATAATTTAGAAAGGGTATTAAAATCATGACATTATTACCACAATTAATTGAAGGTTTACAAGAAGTATTTAATGAAAGAACAGATACTTACAAGGAAACTATTGTTAAGGAAAAATATAAGGCTTTACCTAAAGGAAAATATCCTAGAATAATAATTGAAGAAGCTGAAAATGAAGAAGTTGAAAATAGGAGTACAGCAGCAGGCGAAAGAACAGTAGCATTGACTTATACTTTTACTTGTTATAGTAGAGATATGGAAGAAAACGATTATGTCGATAGTGTTAAGTTTTTGGCAAATACAATAGAAGAATTTATTGCGGATAATTATAAACCTATGACAAGATTAGGAGATCCTGTCAATATTCCATTCTTGAGTGACAGAACAGTAATGACAAGGGTTTTGAGATTTAGTTGTGTTTATGATTATGAAACAAATTTAATATATAAAAATTAAGGAGGATAAATAAATGGCAGAACCAATTTATTTAAGTACAATAGGTGTACATTTAAAATATGCTGTTGAAACTACTGCAGGAACAAGACCTACAACAGGTTATACAGATTTAGTTGGTGTAAAATCTATTCCAAGTTTTTCACCAGCACCAGATGACCTTGAAACAACAACACTAAACGAAACAGAATATAAAACATATATTCCTGGACTAAAAGATTTAGGTGGTACACTACAATTTACATTCAACCTTTCACAAGAAATTAAAAACATTTGGGATGCTTTAATGACAGCTGCTACAACTGCAAAAGAAGCAGGCAAAAGAACATGGTTTGAAATTGTAGTTCCTGGCTTAACAGATAGTTTATTTTTCCCAGGAGAACCTTCTGCAATGGGCTTACCAGAAATGGGTGTAAACAGTGTAGCTGAAATAGAAAACAGTATTACACCAGTAGGCGCACCTGTATGGGCAGAAAAATCAGCATAATCTTAATAAATATTTTTAAAGGAGAATAAAAAAATGAGTAAACAAATTGAATTTGAATATGAAGGAAAAACATATACACTAGAATATAACAGGGCTGCAATAAAATTTATGGAGAGCAGAGGCTTTTCTTTTGAAAAATGGAGTACTGCTCCTGCAAGTATGATTGAAATGGCTTTTGAAGGAGCATTTTATAAGAATCATAAAAATATTTCTATCGCAAAGATTACAGAAATATATGAGAAAATGTCAGATAAAAAAGTGTTAAATGATACTTTGGCAGAGATGATTGCAGACAGTTATACTGAATTATTCGGAGACAATGAAGAAGAGGAAGGCGAAGGAAAAAACATAGGATGGAAAACAGTTTAGATTGGGCTTTCCAACCTAAAAAGGTAGAGTATGTTTTCCACAAAGAATTTGAAAGAATGTGTCCATTTTATATGTCAATTGGTATGTCTTATGAAGAGTTTTGGTATGGAAAAACAGAATTAACACAATACTATTTAAAAGCTTTTAGGATAAAAGAAAAACGAGAGGCAGAGAAAACAAAGTGGACAATTTGGGAACAAGGCATGTATATATATGGAGCATTATGTTATGTATCTCCTATTATACGTGCCTTTTCTAAAGCAAAAGAACCTCTACCATACCCCGAAAAGCCTTGGGGTATAGAAAGATTTGAACAAGAAGAAACAAAAGAAAAAATAAAATCTCAATATCAAAAAGAACGTGAAAAAGTTGAAATAATACGAACACAAATCTATTTTGAAAATTGGGCTAAAAAAGTTCAAGAAAAATTTGAGAAGAAAGGAGACAAAACGGATGGCTGATGAAGCAAGCATTGGTTCTATTAATTTCAATATTAAAGGATCTGCAGATGAAGCAAAGAAATCGCTAGATGGTTTGTCAGGAAGCTTAAAAGGTGTTAATACCGCATTAAAAGCAATCAGTGTTGTTGGTTTGGTAAAAGGGTTCAAAGGTATTGCAACGTGGGTAGCCAACAATGTATCAAAGACTTCTGAATATATTGCAGCTTTAAATAAGTTTAATGTTGCTATGGGGGCTTCAAATCAAGCGGCAACAGAATTTATAAATAAAGCTGAAAAGAATTTAGGACTTGATCCACAAAGAATGATGGAAAGTGTTAGTTCAATTCAATTGTTAGCAGAAGGCTTTGGAATTAGCAATGACAAGGCATATATAATGAGTAAGAACCTTTCTCAATTAGCAGCTGATATGACAGCTTTCGGTTATTCTCATGATTTAGCATTACAAAAAGTAAAATCTGGACTTGCTGGAGAAATAGAACCCATGAGGGCAATTGGTGTTGCATTGGACAAAAATACATTACAACAAGTTGCATATGCTAACGGAATTAACATGTCAGTAGATGCTATGACAAGAGCGCAAAAGACTGAATTAATTTATTACCAAATTATGATGTCCACTCAAAAGATGCAGGGTATGTTAGCTAAAAGCGTTATAAGTCCGCAAGTTGCAATTATGCAGTTAAAGAATGAATTCTTACAACTTGCAAGAGCAATAGGTAGTGTATTTATTCCAATTGCAATGAAAATAATACCCGTTGTAAGAGCAGTAACGCAATTATTAACAGAAGCTGCACAATGGTTGGCACACTTATTTGGTTTTGAACTTGGGAAATATACAGCTAATGTTGATAATATTGGAACTTCAATAGGCGGAATAGCTGATAACTTAGACAATGTTGGCGGAAGTGCAAGAAAAACAACAAGAGAATTACAAAAAATGTTAATGCCTTTTGATGAGTTGAATAATGTAAACTTTGAAACTGGTGGTAGCGGTGGTTCTGGAAGTGGCGGTGTTGGCGGACTAGGCGGCAGCTTAGGATTAGATTTACCACAATACGATATGTTTGAAGGCTTAGATAAAAGTATAAATGAAAAAGTTGAAAACATAAAAAATAAAATAAAAGAGTTTTTACCTACATTAAGAACAATCGCAGAAATAATTGCTTCAATTTGGGCAATAAATAAAATATCAAATTTTGCAGGATGGGTAAAAACACTTGCTGGCAATTTTGGTTTATTAGGTTCAAGTATAGGTTCAGGCAGTGTTGCTAGTTTGAGTAGTACTGGCGTTGTTGGGGCATTAGCGTTACTTATTGCAGATATACAAGAAGTAATACGTATAGGAGAAAGATATTTCTCAGATAAAGATGCGGCAACACAAGAATACTTATGGCAAACAGGAAAGACGGAAGACGAATTAACAAGCGGAGATAGAGCAAATATATTTCTTCATACACAAGCAAGAAGTTGGTTTGGCGAACGTTTAGGTTCTGATTGGCAACAAAAGTATAGTGCGGAAGAGGCTTTAGACAAAGCATTAGGCACACAAGAAGGATGGAATAATCAATCCTTTATACATCGTTTTGGATTAGTGCCTGTTAATATTGGATATAATATTGGAGAGACAATAAAAGGAAATAAAGAATTTTATGATGCTGTTAAGGATATGCCAGTTGTGAGTGCAGGTGCAAGTTTAGGAGAACGATTAACAGAAAATATCGGAGATAACGATCCTTATTTAGAAAAGGTTGCTATAAATGCAATAGAATTATTAACAGGTAACGATCCATTTGTAAAACCACAAGGAGCAGTAACAACTCGAGAAGATGAAAGATTGGAAAAATTAACAAAGAACCTTACTCCCGAAGAATTTAAAGAAAATTTAGGAAAACTTAAAGAATCGTTCAAACCTGTTTTAAATGAAGTGAGCAGTTTTGTTGATAGCATAAAACAAAGATTTAAAACTATTCCTAATATCTTCCAAAGTTTATTAGATAAATTAAAACCAAAATTAACAGCATTAAAAGAAAGATTTGGAACAACTTTTAAGAACGTAAAAGACAGTGTAGTATCATTTCTAAAAGGTACAAATGCGGAAGGTGGAACTGAAATTGAAGGAATAAAGACTGCATTTTCAGAAAAAATTGGCAGTGTAAGAGACAGTATTAAACAAAGATTTTCAGGAACAAAAGATGATGTTGTACAAGAAATAGATAAAATAAGTACTAATGGTTCTAGTGCATGGCAAAGGATTAAAACTGCTTTTTCAACAGAAGCACAAAGTACACAACAAGGTATAGTAACTCCATTTGAACAAGCCAAAAATTCTGTAATAGATAAAGTAACAACAATGAAAGATAGAACAAGTACAGAATTTCAAGCAATTAAAGATACAGTAAAGAATAAATTTGAAACCATTCCGTCAGAAGGAATAAAGCCTTTTGAAACATTAAAAAACAATTTGTGGAATACACTAACTAAGACAAGCAATGATACAGGAAGCAAAATGGATGAAATAAAAAGGAAGTTAAACTTTAGTGGCTTTTCATGGCAATTGCCTGCATTAAGGTTGCCACATTTTTCATGGACACAAACTGCTGCAGGAATAAGTTCTGGTATAGCTGCAGCATTAAATAAATTAAGTTTACCTACGAGTTTACCACAACTTAAAGTAAGCTGGTATGCAGAAGGTGGTTTCCCTAATGCAGGAGAATTATTCTTCGCAAATGAAAATGGACCTGAGTTAATTGGTAATATGGGAAGAAGAACAGCAGTAGCAAACAACGATCAAATTACAGAAGGTATTGCAGTGGCTACTTATAATGCAATAAGTAGAGCATTACAAGAAAATAGTTCTTCAAATAGTAGTGATAATTACTTTGAAATAAATCTTGGAAACGAAAGACTATATAGTGGCTATGCAACACAAAGGGACAGAGATAGTAGGAGATATGGAGTTCAAACATAGATTAAAGCAAGGAGTACGATATGAGCAATTTTAGAGGTTATTATGTAAAGATAGGTAATTGCACATTCACTGATCCTGCTATAAAAAGGGAGGGGCTATTAATAATGCCCCACCTTGAACAAACAGCAGATAGTGGGGTGCTCGCAAGTGGAGAGTTGTCTATTAAGGTTTTACCGCATAAAAGAACAAAGATTCAAATGCAATTTCCTGTTATGACTAAAAAACAATACGAAAGATATTATGCTGCAATAATGCAAAGTATGTATTTGACTGTTGAATATTATAACGAAGGAATAGATGCATACGAAACAGGAACTTTTTATCACAATGATATGCAATATAAACCTGTTTATTGGGGTGGACAACAAATGATAGATATGCAGGAAATTCATTTAATAGAACATTAAAGGAGTTTAAGATATGTATAAATTAGACAATAATGTTGAATGGACAGAAGAATTAAAGAATGCCTTTAAAACTGGTACAACCCGAGCAAAAATTATATACGATGGGAATCAAGAAATAAATGAAACTAACATGCTCAAAAGTCTTGAACTAAAGGACACACAATATGTTCCAAGTTTAGGTTTTATTGGACAAGCATGCTCAAAAGAATTAACTTTTTCTTTTGTTAATAGCGAAGGGATAAATTTAGAAAATAAAGAATTAACATTAAAGATTGGTGCAGAATATAATGGAGATGTTTATTATATAAATTATGGGAACTTCATTGTTTGTGAAGCTCCACACAATGACAAAACTAATAATGTAACAAGTGTTGTTGCAAATGACTATATGATTAAATTTGATGTTTCTTATGAAGATACAATTACTTATCCATGTACGCTAAAAGAGTTGGCAGAAGATATATGTACACAAGTAGGTGTTCAATTAGGATCAACAAGTTTTAGAAACGATGACTTTGTTGTTGTTGATAATCAATTTGATGGAAGTACAGCAAAAGAAGTAATAAAAAATATTGCTAAAAGTGCTTTTTCGTGGGCTAGAATTGGACAAGATAACAAGTTATATTTTGATTTAAACACCAATACTACTAACCAAACTATTACAGAGGTTATAACAACTAGTGATTATAAACTTAATAACTTTAAACATGCAGATGAATATTATGGTGGTTTAAACAGAATTGGCTACGCAGATAGCGATATTGAAGGACAAGAGGAATACGTACAAGATGCAACAGATATTGAACAAAATGGATTAAAAGATTTATTTATTTATGACAATCTTTTTGCATATACGGAAACGAAAAGACAAGAATTAGTCCAAGCTGCAACAGAACTATTAGGGTTTAAATATATGCCAATTCAAAAATTAGATTTAAAAGGACTTATATATTTAGATTGTACGGACTTTTTAGAAATAGTAGATGCAGATAATAATTCTACTAGTTTATACTCACGTTGTTTCAATCATACAATAAGTTATCAAGGCTATACTTTTGATACTATTGAAACATTAGCACCAAGTAAAACAGAACGTACTTATGAAAATTTAAATAGTCCACTATTGGCTAATTCAAGAACACAAATAATTGTAGATAAGGCAAATAAAAAGATTAATTTGGCTGTTGAATCTATAGAAGAAACAGACCAAAAAGTTTCAGAATTAGAAATAAGTGTTGATGGAATCAGTGGTACAGTAAACAATCTAGTTGATGTTACAATAAACGGAGAAACAAGTGCTAATAATCTTATTATGAACGGAGTAAATATATCTCAACCGATAAAGTTGAAAATAAAACCAATAGGAGAGAGCATTACGACATTATATCCTAGAAACAATTTATATCCTAGTAACACGTTGTATTCAAGAAATATAGCAATACAATTTAAGAGAACATACACAGAGTTGGATATAGAAACAGGATTAGAAGTTGAGAAAACGGATTACACATATTACGAATTGCCAGATAGCTTATTGTATCAAAATAGCAATGTTTATGATGAATTTGAATTAGATTATGATGCAAAGAAATGTAAAGTAACTAAGAAGCTAACATATGATGCAAATGGGAACATTATTGCATTAAGCAGTCCACAAACCAATTATTATGATTATCCTTATATTGAGTTAAGAAATGGGGATTATGAAATTTCAATTCCTGGATATGAAACTGTATATATTGCTGCAACATTAATGAAAGAAAATGAATATACAACAAAGTTTGCAACACAGGTTCAAGTAGATACACAAGTAAAACAAACTGAAAATGAAGTAATGATTTCTGTTAATCAAAAGGTTAGTGAAGATGAGTTTACAAAAGCGGAAATAATTGCTAGAATTAATAGTGAAGGAACAAGTGAAGCTACAATCAATGCAGATGCAATTTCGTTAGAAGGTTACACTACTATTAATGGTGGATTTAGCGTTGACGAAGATGGAAATGCAAGCATAGCAAATGGATCTGTAAATATAAATGATGAGGGTATTCAACTTGCGAATGGTAGAAGTATTGTTGGTGGAAATGGAATGCTTACACAGTTCCAATACAATGGCAATGGTTTAGTTGGGCATATGCAAGGTGCAAATACTGTAAATCAAAGAATTGCATTATATATTCCTATATATATTCCACAGAACTTTGTAATTACAGAAGCTAAATTGTTTATAACGCATACTTATGCATACGTTTATGAATACACACAAAGTGGTTATCAACAATATACTTGTTATGCTAGAAATATCAAATTATATCATGGAACACAACGTGGTATTCCACAATTAAGTGGTGGATTTGTTGATAATATTGCTCCTGCAAGTGGAGGAACAGAAGTATATAATTTTGGAAGTTCTAGTGGAAAAACATTCTCTAGCAATAGTATAGAGAATGTAACTGTTGATAACCTTTCAAATTATTTGCAAAGCGGAATGCAATATTTATTTTTAGCAGATTATGTAAATAGTCCAAGTGATTGGGTAACAGCAAGTAGAATGAGTGGAAACATTGATGCAACATTATATGTTACAGGATATTTACAAAATAATATAGAATAGGAGAATAAACATGAGTTATAGTAAAATAGGTTGGAAGAATAGTCCAAGTACAAGCACACCAATAAATGCTAGTAATTTGAATAAAATGGACACAGGGATTTACAATAATGATGCTAGTATCACAGCCTTAGATACTAGAGTGACAACAGCAGAAGGAGATATTGAAAATTTACAAACAGAGGTTGACTTAAAAACACTTGCAACAAGTTATATTATTAGTGCAGATAATGCACTTTCTTGCAGTTCAGCATATTCTAATTTAGGTAACGCTAAAACATTAGAAGTAAAAAAAGGTGGTACTGTAATTGTTATGGCTAGAGTGGGTGGTTTGTATATAAGTAATACGGGTTATGCTATTGTAATTGATGCCTATGTAGATGACACAACGGCATCTAGTACTGGCGTTTCGTATATTTATCCAAGTTGGACCGCACCTGCTATGTCTAGTAATACAGATAGAACAGAGGCAACATTATGTTTTTGCTTTACTGGATTATCTAAAGGGAATCATACTTTTAGATTAAAGTGGAGGACTAACAATTCTGCAGCAACTGGATATATGGGACAGTATGGTGGAGCACAAGTTGTCTTATTTGAAGTTTAAAAAAGTAAAAAAGTAAAAAAGAAAAAGGAGATAAGAATGAAGATTATTAGAGGAGATACAATTGTTTTGTCTTTTATTAGATTAAACGAAAATAGCGAACCAATAACTTCAATTGCAGATGCAGTTTATTTTACAGTTAAAAAGAATTACATAATTCAAGAAGCAATCATACAAAAAACTATTAAAGATATGAATTTTGATGAAGAAACAGGACGCTATACTTTTACAATTAAGCCAGAAGATACAGATGGTTTAAGTTATGGTAAATATGTGTACGACATAGAAGTAATAGTTGGTACATATAAAAAGACAATAGCAAAGGGAGAGTTGGAGATAAAAGAAGAGGTAACTCACGTTGGAAATGAGGTGTAATCTATGGAACAAGATATTGAGGTTTCAAGGGAAAATACTGAACAAGAAATAGGCGTAATGCAGGAAAATGCAGAACAAATAATAACTGTTTCAACAGAAAACCAAGAACAAGAAATTGCAATAACCAATGAAGATATTGGACTTTTAGATTATAACTTATTAATAAACAAACCACAAATCAATACTGTAGAATTAATACATAATAAAAGTTTAGAAGAATTAAACATACAAGAGGCGGGGATATGTCCAGAAGAAAATATAAGTAATGCAGAAATTGAAAATTTAATAAATAATGCAGATTAAAGGAGAAATAAATATGAGTTTAAAATATTTAGATGAAAATGGATTGCTTTATTTTTGGCAAAAGATAAAGAACAAATTTGTTGCACAAGAAAGTGGAAAAGGTTTGTCAACTAATGATTATACAACTGCTGAAAAAACAAAATTGAATGGAATATCAACAGGAGCAGAAGTAAATCAAAATGCTTTTAGCAATGTAGCGGTTGGAACAACTACTGTTGCGGCAGATACAAAAACAGATACTCTTACATTAAGTGCAGGAAATAATGTTACATTAACAGCTAACTCAACAAGTGATACAATAACAATAGCAGCTACAGATACAACTTATAGTGAAGCAACAACTAGTACAGCAGGATTGATGAGTACTGCTGACAAAGCTAAATTGAATGGTATAGAAGCAGGAGCAACTGCAATTACTGTTGATAGTTCTTTATCTAATACAAGTACAAATCCATTACAGAACAAAGCAATCAATACTGCTTTAGGAAATAAAGCGCCTTTGGCTTCACCAACATTCACAGGAACTCCTAAAGCACCAACAGCTACAGAAGGAACAAACACAACTCAAATAGCAACAACAGCATTCGTTACAACAGCAATCACAACCGCAATAGGTGGTATTAGTGGAATATCTTTTGAAATTGTTACTAGTTTGCCAACAACTGGAAATACTGGTACAATATACTTGGTATCTAATAGTGGTACAGGAACAAATATATATGATGAATACATATATGTTAATAGCAAATGGGAAAAGATAGGTACAACAGATGTTGATCTGAGCGACTACGTTAAAACTACTGATTTAATAGCAATAACAAACGCAGAAATAGATACAATAGTAGCTTCATAATAAGGAGATAAAATATGAGTTTTAAGTATTTAGATAATACAGGTTTGACGTATTTTTGGGAGAAGATAAAGAGCAAATTTGTAGCAAAAGAAACTGGCAAAGGTCTATCTAGCAATGATTTTACTACTGCTTTAAAAAATAAATTAAATGGAATAGCAACACGGAGCAGAGGTAAACGTAAATGCTGATTGGAATGCAACTAGCGGTGATGCACAAATATTAAATAAACCTACAATACCTACAAAAGTAAGTGACTTAAATAATGATACTGGTTTCATAACATCTTCTGGTACTGTTGCAAAAGCTAATCAATTGACAAATAGTAAAACGATAGGCATAGGGACAGGCGCAGTAGGTACGGCAACATCTTTTAATGGTACTTCAAATATAACAATTCCTATAACAGAAGTAAAAGAAGCATATGCAAATTGGGGAGGGAAAAATATATCTGGAAATGTTTCTCCAAGCGATATGGGTTGCATAGATGAGTTTGGACATAACAAGTTAGCTTTTCTTCCTGCTAGTTGTGTAAAAGTAGAATATACAATTAATGGCGGTTCAACGTGGTTAGACTATGGACTAACAGATGCACAAAAAATTCAAATAACAACTACATCTGGCGTAGGTATGTATATCGGTAAAAATACTGTAAGTGCAAAAGACGGAACATTAACAAATGCCAATTGTGGCAATTACAAAGTTAGAGTTACAATTAGCACTCGTGATGCAAATAAAGTCGCAAAACTTTATACTGCAAGTAAGAAATGGTTAATCAATGTTTCAACAAATGGCGCAAACGGCTCAAAAGTATTGGTAGAGGAAAGAACAATAGGAAATTATAACAACAATGTAAATACTTGGAACACAGTAGGTACTTATGATGTAAGTGGTTGGAGCGGTTGGAACTCTATACCTTATGTTAAAAGTTTTGGTGGCGGTTCTAATCAAACAGGACAAATAGCAGATGTAAGATTTACACTATATATCACAAGTGTAAATACCGCTAACGTATGTAATGCTTGTATGCTAGACTTTAGATTAATTGGTGCAACAAACTGGACTTGTCCAAGTGAGTTAGCAAGAGCTGGACACTTATATACAACAGATACCTCGCAAAATGTAACTTTTCCTGCTAGTGTCAAGATTGGTGGAAGTTTACAAAAAAGTTCTTATACATATACATTGCCAAACAAAACAGGCACAGTGGCTATGACGAGTGATTTACCTACAGTACCAACAAAAACTAGCGACTTAACAAATGATAGTAACTTTGTTGTTGATAGTTCTTATGTACATACAGATAACAACTTTAATAACATTTATAAAAATCAAATTGGAACAAATGCAAGCGATATTAGTAATATTAGCACGTATAGAACAGATGTTGACAACATTGTAGGTACTTTTGCAGGGAGACCTTTACATAGAAAAACTATTGCAGTTAATCAGTTACCCAATAATACGTCAAAGGCAATAGCAACTGGGTTAACTATTAATAGTACACATTGTGTAGTAGTTCGTATGTCTGGCATTGCTTATTATCAAAACGGAATAACATTTCCGTTGCCTTTTGCTAGCAACAATGGTAACGCTTATCACGTAGCATTAAATATTGATAACTCTAATAATGTTGTTATTACAACAGGACAAGACAGAACAGGTATGGCGGGTTATATTGTTTTAGAATATATAAATATGGCTGAATAAGTAGAAAGGCAAAAT